GTACGCTTCCGACGTCCAAGTCAACGACATGGGCGCCGATGGTTCGTACTCGACACAGGCGATCACTGACACCGCGGAAACACTCACTATCAACAAGGAGAAGGAAGCCTCGATCTACATCAAGAAGCTCGACGAGCTTCAGGCGCACCTTCCCGTCAAGCAGAAGTACGGTCGCAAGCTCGCGAACGCCCTCATCAATCAGATCGATGGCGACGTGATACTCGCAGCCTACCAAGGCGCTGGCACATCAATCGATGACGGCACCTTCGCCGGCACATCCGGCCTCGGCTTCACGGTGACTGCTTCCAACATCGCAACGGCCTTTACGATCGCGATGCAGAAGCTTCGCCTCCAGAACGTGGTCTATCACAAGCGCTTCATCGCAGGGATGAAGCTCGAAGTACCGGAAGGAATGCCGGTGGCGATCATCTCCCCGGAGTTGCTCTCGTACATCGAGCTGTACCTCGGTGGCAAGGACACGCTTCTGGGCGACCAGATCTCTCGCAACGGCTACTCGGGCTACTTCACGGGCTTCAACATCTTCGTGAGCAACTCGCTCGCATGGACGGCGACCCTCGAACTCCCGACGATCCCGACCGATACTGACGTCATGACCATCAACGGTGTGACGCTCACGGCGGATGAGGACGGTGTAGCAGTCGGCGCAGGTCACTACTCGATCCAGGGTACTGTAGACCTCGCAGGCGCACAGATCGTTGAACTCATCAACGGTACGGGCACTCCAGGCGTCGACGCCTACATCGAAGTCTCCGTCGCTGATCGCCGCAAGCTGAAGAACATCACGGCTGCATACGACACGGGAACCAACTTGCTGACGCTCGTAAGCTCTGGCTGGGGCACGGTCCCTGTCACAGAGGCCTTCACGGCATCTGGTAACGTCTTCACGACAGGCAAGCAGCAAATCCACCCGATCTTCGCACTTTCGAAGTCGGTCTCTCTCGTGGTCCAGAAAGAACCATCACTCGAAGAGAACCCGGTTTCCGGCAAGATCGGCCGCGATTTCATCGCGTGGACTGTCTACGGCATCAAGGTCTTCCAAGACCAGGCGTCGCAGATCGTTCAGCTTTCGGTCAACTCTGCAAGCTTCACTGGTAGCGACACCACGCCAAACTAACCTAGTATGACCACGCTCAAATCAATAGGGCTCGTCATCACTGGCTTAGTCATCGGCTACGTCATCTCCCTCGCTCTTACGAGCGGGGGGTACGGCGGCGTGTACAACCAGGTCAACAATGAGTTCTTCCAAGGGCTCAAAGCTGGCAGCGCCAATCAGTTTGAAGTCCAAGCCGATGGCGACATCGCGCTCACCAAAAGCACGTTCTGTATGCAGCTTTACGCAACGTCCACAGCGACCCTCGTCAAGATGGTTGCGTCTTCGACCGCAACGATCGAAGGAACGGATGGGGTATTCGTGCTGCAGTACGGCGCTTGTTCCTAGTCGCAGCCTCACTCAGCCCTTCACCGGGCTGGGATGAGGCCACGACCTCATTACATGCACTCAATAACCATCGATCATATGAAATCGCACACACTCTCGAAGGCCGGCTGGTATCTCGCAGCCTTCCTTCTCATCCTCACGTTCGGCACCGCGATCGCCGGTGAAGTAACGTTCAATCGAGAGACGCAGACGGACAACTACCAGGTCTATTCATTCTTCAGCGCCACCACGACGAGCGCCACGTCCACGAACCTGACGGGCGGCGGCGGATATCTCACGATCGCAGGCGCGAAGGCCGTCACGTTCTACTTCTCCCGAGGCGGAGCGACCGGACCGAACAGCGGCTCGACGCGCTTCGAGGTCGAAGTCACGCCCGATGGCACCAACTGGTACGATTTCAATCAGCTCCAGGAGAATGCCGCGACTACGACGAAGACGTATTACGAGACGTACACGCTCGCAGGCACGACGACCGCAGTGACTAGCATGAGCCTCGTTGACCATACCTTCCTAGGCGCCCGCTGCATCGCTATCGAAACGACCGACGGCGACCACACCTGCTCCGCAGCCGTGACATTCTGATGCTTCTATGGATGCTCCTGCCTACTCAAACCGAGAACTCGACTCACTCATCAAGGGCGTCCATGAAAAACTCGATTCCATTGAAGAGAAAGTGACCTACACCAATGGCAAGGTGCGTAAGATCACCGTCGCTCTCATCGGCGTCGCTTTCTTCTCACTCGGCCTCGGCTCCCAGCAGTTAGCGCCGCTCATTAAGATCCTCCTCGCACTATGAGCCTCATCCTTCAGCCCCAAGCCAGCTTCACGGTAGTGCGCCAGATCGCGAACCATACCGACGCGAGCACGTACTACGTGAGGGCAGTCATCCGCAACGCCTACACCGACGAACTGCTCGCGACGCTCGACCTCACCGATCGCGGCTCGCAACGTTTTTCGAAGAATTGGCAGGTGCCGGCGGATGTGTCCGGCCAAGGCCACTACATCTCGATCGTCACGAGCGTGTACACCGACAGCGGCTACACATCGAAGAGCGAGAACTATGGCGACGAAGAGAACACGTACTTGGTGCAGGACCGTAGCGGCTGGTCACATGGGCGCGGTGGCGGCTCGCTCAGTATCAGTGACGTACGCCGTGTCATTCGCGAGGAAATAGAGAAGCTCCCTACCCCGGAGACTTTCGACTACTCGCGCATCCCGCAACCGCAGGACATGAAGGACCGCTCGGATGAAATCCTCTCAGCCATCCGAGAAAATAAGCCCGAAGCACCGGAACCGCTCGACCTGACGCCCGTCCTAGAGGCCATTGCTGGGGCAAAACAGGCCATAGAAGCGAAGGAAGTGACGCCTCCGACCGATCTTGCACCACTCCTCACAAAGCTCCAGGAAAAGAACGAGACGGACGGTCTCGACTTTCAAGAGGTCAAGGATGTGCTTGCCAACATCGAGCCTGCGCTCATCACCGCCATCGAAGGCACCATCAAGAAGGCCATCGACGAGACGAGCTTCATTTCAACATTCCGCACCGAAGCGCAGCCCCGCAAGACAGCACCGACCCAGGAGGATGCTCCGGCTTTAGACGTTAAACGCCTCGCTGCATGAGCCAGATAACCACCGGTGCCGAGCTTTCAACCTTTATCACCGGTCTCAATGCCGAAGCGACGATCGATCCAACGCTCCTCGGTGTCCTCGCCGAAAATGCAAAGACTATCCTCGAAGCCGAGCGGCCATGGATGGTGCTGCGCAAGACGAGCACCGCACTTTCCCTCGCGACCCCCAACCTCTGGACAGCTGCGACATCGCTTTCAACGATCACCGACTTCTCGCGCTTCTACGGCGAATTCCCGGTACGTCTCTTCGACGGCACGAACCGCACCGAATACTTCCGCCAGGTCGCGTTTGACCGTCAGCTGGAGTACAAGGATGTTTCGAACACGTTCCGACACGACGTCGCCGGCGGCAATCTCTATTTCAATAGCATCGTGCCGTTTAGCGGCACGCTCTACCTCAATTACATCGCCTCATCGCCGGCGCTCGACCTCACCAGCGCATCCGCAATCTGGACGCCCTTCCCGGCGCGCTTCCTGCCGATCATCGGGTACTACGCCATCGGCATCTACAAAGGCGCCGTCGACTATGACAGCATCAACAAGCTCATGCTCCCCTCGAACGCAGCCGTCCTCTTTGCGCTGCGAAACGCGATGACGCAATGGGACGACGCTCTCCAGCAATCCGAGATCGAACAGAACGATCCGACTGATTACTACGGCGGCCATCGCAACGGGGCGATCAACCGTGACTAGCTATGCCGGACTTCACCATCAACTCTTTCCTCGGCACGAACAATGCGATCAAGGACATCAAGACGCTCAAGCCCGGTGTCTCGCCGGATAGTCTGAACTGGCTCACGGGTAAGTACCAGGATCACATCGAGCTGCGTCGCGGCTATGCGCGCCTCGGCACCTCGGAACAGCAAGGCAACGGTAAAGTTTCCGGCCTTGGCGTCGGCACCCGGTACGACGGCACGGAGATCCTGCACTACTCACACGGTCGCAAGGTCAAGTACTACGACGTGGATACCGACGACACCATCGAGGTCGGCACCGATATGCTCCCTGTTGCCGCTGAAGATGACGACGTGTGGATCAGGCCGTACCAGAGCCTCGCGGGCGCATTCAAATACATCGGCTCGCAGAACTCGAGTGTGTACAAGATTCCCGAAGCCAATCCGGGTAGTGCGGTTGACCAAGTCGTCGCAAACTACCGCTGGGGTGTCTTTCACATCGGACAGAACCGCGCGTTCGCGGGGCAGCGCAATGGCACCACAGCCGGCAACAACGATAAGACCGGCCTCTACCTCTCATACATCGATAAGGACCAGCTCTCTGACTACACGCAGGTCATCGGAGAATCCTATGGTACTGGCGACGGCGCTGAAGTCACCTTTGCGCACACCGCAACCGACATAACCGGCGTCCGCACGATGATGTATCCGACCGTCACCGACGGCACGGAGACCTTCGTCGATGACCGCAACGGCAATATGATCGGAAACCTCGGCGGCACCGGCACCTGTAACTACGCGACCGGCGCCATCTCCGTCACCTTCGCTACAGCACCCGCCGGCGCACAGGCCATCACCTGCGGCTACTACTACGAGACATCCACCACGACCGGTATCCTCGACTTCACGGGCAGTGCCAACGGGCAAGGGAAGTCATTTCGCCAAGACGACGCAGCGGGACCGCTCCAGGCCATCTTCAACATCGGCACCATCGAATACTGCTTCCACGTCCTGCGCACCTGGCAGTTCCAATCATCGCTTGATGACACCGACAGTACTAACCTGCCGTACCGCAACGTCGGAATCCCGTACCACCGCGCGGCATTTCAGACGCCCGAGGGCATCATCTTCGCTGACCTTTCGCGCCCGACCGAGCCGAAGTTCCGCCGCTTGCAGGTCCTTCAGGGTACGAACACGGAAACCATCGAACCGCTGCCGATCTCCGACGCGCTCGATCTCTCGGGACATGCCTTCGATTACTGCGTTGCCTTCCGCTGGGGCGACTATGAGATTTTCTGTGTCCAGGAGAAGGTCGCCGGCATCCCGAACGAATTTAACTCCGTCATGTATGTGCGCAACGTGGTGTCCAATGCATGGGATCGCTTGAACTACTACGCGGCGTGCCTCGCCGACTATGGCGGCACGCTCGTCGCAGGGGACAGCATTTCCAACAACGTCTACACGCTCTTCTCCGGCTTCGACGAGGACGGAGATGTCATCGAGAACTATTGGACGTCGAGTGCGCTGAACCTGGGCAGCGAGAACCTCAAGAACTGCCGGCGCATGGTCATCGACGGCCTCATCCAAACCGAGCAGAGCATGGAAGTCTGGCTCTCATACGATGGCGGTGCCTTTTCGAAGGTATATACGATCCTAGGCACGGCCGACTATGTGGATAGCGGCATCAACACACCAATCGGCGCACCAACCATCGGCTCCAAGGTCATCGGTGGTGGTGGCGAGGCAACGGCGCATCCGTTCGAGATCGACTTCCCCATCAACAGTGACCGATTCGTCCATACGCGCGTGAAGCTCGTCGCGGCCGGCATCGGCCACGCCCAGGTAAACAGCATCACCTGGAAGGATATCCGCGACAAGGGAAGAAAAAATCTGCCACTGCGCACCGCATAACGCTACCAATTACCCATCATTTATT